ACAGCTGGTCATCCGTTGTCGAAGCGTTTAAGTCAAAAGGACTTGATGAGTCAGTTGCTCTCCAGAATGCAAGACTCGCCAAGATTCTACAGTGTACCGATTATGACTTCGACACCCAGTCCGTCAAGCTATGGACCGCCACCACCGATCGTTGAACTTACGATTGAACAACAATTTAAGATGCGTCAGATTGAGGATGCTCTTAAGAATGAGGAGAGTGCTAAGGAAGACATCATTACTATCTTCCTTGCTCTCCAAAAGCAAAATTTTGTCCTCTCCAACTCACTCACTAACCTCTTAAAACATTGGCCAAAACCAACTCAACTGGACCCGACTACTATCGACGAGGTTCTATCCAAGTTTGGGATTTCATCCGAGACCAAGGACTGAGTTTCCACCTTGGTAATGCCATCAAATACATCTGCCGTGCAGGTTATAAAGATGACCGCATTGCAGATCTTCGCAAAGCAATCCACTACCTACAAAACGAACTAGAAAATGAAATCCTTGATGAATCAAGCAAAGGAGTTTCGCCTTGGCTACCAAGTGAAGAACGATACTGGAGCAGCTTCACGGGCGATGCAGAAGCGTTTGATCGTTGAGGAGTTCAAAGAGTTCCTGGAAGCTGAACAACAACTGTTGTACGGCTATACACGCAACGCTGAGGATTGTTTGAAAGAGCTTGCAGACCTCGTTTATGTCTGCTACCAATACGCTGCTAATCTGGACTGGGATCTGGATGAAGCAATGGACCGTGTACACCAGAGCAACATGAGTAAGCTCGGTGAAGACGGTAAACCAATTCGCCGTGAAGACGGTAAGGTTCTTAAAGGACCAAACTACCAACCTCCTACCCTCACTGATCTCGTTTAATAATGTCCGCCACTACCAAAGAACTTGTCGCCCGTACTGGGCGCGTACAGTCATGGATTGACGACCCCACCTCCCGCCTTCCCGTTTCCTGCACTGTCTTTGTGGTGGAGGATTCTATGGAAGGTGCCAATGGAATCGAAGCAAGTTGGAGATTCGTCTCTCATGCACTCCGATATGGAGCAGGAGTTGCAGTCCATCTATCAAAGCTCCGAGCCAAAGGAGCAGAAAATGAAAAAGGTCTTGTTGCTTCTGGACCTGTATCGTTCGCACGAATCTACTCAACCCTAAATGAAACACTCCGTAGAGGTGGTGTGTATAAGAATGGTGCTGTTGTCTGTCACCTTGACCTTAATCACCCTGACGTTCTGGAGTTTATCCAAGCTAACCGTGCCGAACTCCCATGGGTCAAACGGTGCGTTAACATCAATGACTATTGGTGGGAAGAAGCAACGCCTAACGTAAAGCAAGCACTGCTTCAAGGTATCCGCCAGGGTGACATCTGGCTAAACAAAACTAAAATTGATGCTTATGGAAAACGAATCCGTGGTAACGTCTGCCTTGAGGTTTACTTGCCGTCACGAGGAACTTGCCTGCTGCAGCATGTCAATCTCGCTGCCTGTGACGTCGAAGACATCGCACCGGCTTTCGTTGAAGGTATGTCCGAGTTGTGCAGTCTCCATAGCAGGACAGGCGTTGGAGAGTCTGGCGAATACCTGTCACCCGACATCGACCGACAAGTCGGATTGGGAATGCTCGGTCTTGCCAACCTGCTACGAAGGTACGGAGTAACGTACAAAGAATTTGGTAACGCTTTGGAAGTGGTCAACAGTGGTGATCAAATCAAAGAGTTCACCCCTGCTATCACCCTTGCTCTTGAGTTCCAAAGTGGCGTCGCCCAAGCTGCGTCGATTGCACGAGTTAACAACATGGATCGTGCCTTCGCTATTGCTCCTACTGCTTCTTGTAGTTACAGATACAAAGACCCGGATGGCTACACTGCCACCGCTGAGATTGCTCCTCCCATTGCCCGTCAAGTAGACCGTGATAGCGGTACCTTTGGCGTCCAGAGCTACGACTACGGTCCTGTTGAGATCGCATCGGAAGTTGGCTGGGATGCATATAAAAAAGTTGCAGACGGTATCATGCGTATGCTTGATAAGACCGGACTTCTGCACGGCTACAGCTTCAATAGTTGGTCTGATGTGATCACCTATGACGAAGCGTTTATTGAAGACTGGCTGGCATCTGACCAGACTAGTCTCTACTATTCGCTTCAGGTGATGGGAGACACTCAAGACAAGACCAGCGCCTATGCTGCCTTGGATGAGGAAGACGTCGAAGATTACCTGGAGTCGCTTCTAAATGACCCTGCTCCTGATTGTAATTGCGGCGAATGAACCCTTATCAAAAACTACTCTCACGTAAACGTACCTGGACTCCTGTCCAAACAACTGCTGGTCAAGTATTGGAAGGCGCGGAAGAAACTATCTACCGTGCCTTGGCAATTCGCCATATGGAACTTCCAGTGGGTGACTTTATCACTGATGCTCTAGCAAATGACGTACCGGATGTGGCGCGGACGATCTTATTGTCTAATGTCAAAGACGAAGAAAATCACGACCTTGCATTGGGTTACATCGCCAATGCTCTTGGCGTTGATCCGCAAGCTGAGGAAGAAGCCAAACGTCTCAGAGACGCCTGGGTTGCTCATCCGGATCACACGATCCTCAAGGCACTGGTTGCCGAACGTGCAGTTTTCTTTGTGCTCCTACCCTTTTTCCGTTTTACGGGCGATGCGGGGTTGAGGACAGTATCCGCTGACATTAGCCGAGATGAACAAGTACACGTGGCTACAAATAGCTTGGTGTGTCGGGAGCTCGGTCTTGATTGGAGTCCTTCTCTTGACAAGCTCCGTAAAGCAACTATCAATTGGGTGATGCAGCCTCTCAAGGCAAACAACCCCAATAAATATCTGAACAAAAAATTTTGGCTGGAATCCAGTGATCGCCTGATGTACGAAGGTAAAGCCCCTGAGCTTGCTGACACCAAACGAGCACGTATGCCAGCGTTCTTTGAACATGCAAACCCAAATCTCCCACAGTATGCCTAACTTTGGGCTTACTGTCCGACGTCTTCTCGAAGAACTAGAAGATGTCTATCCACCCGTCAACCCATCTCCTGACACACCGCTAAACCAGATCATGTATCGTGCTGGTCAGCGGAGTGTGTTGGAGTGGATAGAAAACAGACTTGATGAGGAATCTTAATCATGGGCGCACAACGCCGACAACATCATAAACGCGAAGAGGCTAAACGTCAGGCTGGTATTGATGCCACCGCTATGCGGATTGCTCAAGAGGCTGCAGCAGAACGTCAGCGTCAACAGATTCAAAGTATGCGAGAGCTTGCTGAGTCCATGACTCCTGATGCACCTCCTCGTCCTATTCAAAGTACACTGGATGCATCCCGCACTGGTGTTCGCACAGCACGGTCTACTCGTGGTACTGTCAAAGGTCTTTCACGTGGACTTGCTGCACTTCGTATCCCTCTTAACATCGGTGGCGGCACCGGTGGTGGTCTTAACATTGGTTAATTAAATGAACGCTAAAAGCAGGTACGATCATCTATCCAGCTATCGTTCTCAATTTCTAGACACAGCGGTTGAGTGTTCAAAGCTCACCATTCCTTACCTCATCCAACGTGATGAGTTTAGAGTTACCCATCAAACACTTCGTCAACCTTGGCAATCCGTAGGTGCGAAGGGTGTAGTGACACTTGCATCCAAGTTGATGCTGTCTCTCCTACCTCCTCAAACTACGTTCTTCAAACTCCAGGTACGTGATGATAAGCTAGGCGAAGAATTGCCTGCTGAGATCCGTTCTGAGCTTGACCTGAGCTTTGCTAAGATGGAGCGTATGGTGATGGATTCGATTGCTGCTTCCAGTGATCGTGTCGTTGTTCACCAAGCTCTTAAGCATTTGGTGGTTGGTGGTAATGCTCTGATCTTTATGGGTGAGGACGGGTTGAAGCACTACCCAATCAATCGCTACGTTGTCGATAGAGATGGGAATGGTAACGTAATTGAGATCGTAACCAAAGAACTGATTAACAAAAATCTTCTACCTCCTGAAATTCTTAAGGATCCTCCGACCGTTATGGACGAGAGTTTTTCCCATGAGAATGATGTAGAAGTTTATACTCATGTACGCTTAGACAACAACCGTTGGCTTTGGCACCAGGAAGTCTATGGAAAAAAGATTCCTAAATCCGATAGCAAAGCTCCAAAAGATGCTAGTCCTTGGCTTGTACTGCGCTTCAATTCTGTCGATGGCGAAAACTATGGACGGGGTAGAGTTGAGGAATTCTTGGGAGATCTTAAGTCGCTTGATGCACTCTCCCAAAGCCTCGTAGAAGGCTCTGCAGCAGCCGCTAAGGTCGTCTTCGTGGTATCACCCTCAAGCACGACTAAAGC